TGTTCCCTGCGAATCCGACGACAGTCTTGACGCTGTCGCCTTGCTCTTTCAGCTCTATCACGTACGTGCCGTTGTCGAAGCCCGACACTTGACTTACTTTCAACCCATATTTCTTCGCGGTCTTTTCAGCGACATTTCGAATGGCGCGAAGATGTTTCATTGCAGCGCCTCCCGCGGCCATCCGCCCTCGGGCGTCCACCCGCGCGGCGCGGCCCAGTCGGCGAATGAGATCGGCGGCAGCACGTCTTCGGGGTTCGCCGCCTGGCCGTCCTCCAGCACATCGTACACGACGCAGGTGCAGTTGATGTCCTCCGCGGGATCGTTGAACATGTGTGGTTCAGGCGCGGAGAGCCCGTTGCTCCAGAACAGCCCGTTCTCGTCGGCGAGCGTTCCGTCTAGCTCGATGTGCGCCTCGCGGTCGTCCTTGTTCGCTCCGAGGCGGTGCGACCATTGCTTGTTCATCCTCACGCCGGCGTCGCTCGCGGCGACAGATGCGCTCTCCTTGCCGCCCATGAAGTTGCGCCACGCCTCTGAGGTCATCAAGGTCGACATCCGCGTGAGGCTCTGATCGAAGGTCACTTTCAGCTCGCGCAGCGCCGCGCTCTGCGACGCTCCTGCGGAGATTGACTTTTGAACGGAGCCCTTCGCGCCGTACGCGAGGTCTGCGGCGTGCTTGTTGATGCGGTCGACGAACGTGTGCCCGGACTCGGGCGCGTAGATGGACACCTCGATCGCGCTCTTCTTCACCGCGGTCATAGCCACCTTCTTGCCCAGCGCGCACTCCAGAGTCCACTGCGTCCGGTAGTATCCGTCCCTCACGGCCTGAGCGCTCTCATCCGCGATGAGGCGCTGCGCCTTCTTGCGCAGGCCGTCGATCGATGTGTTGATGAGCTCTAACCGCTTGTCGAGCAGGCCGTACTTGATCGCGTCCTCACGCTTGATGAACTGCCCTGCTGTGGGCGTCGACAGCCCAGCCTTCGCGTACAGCGAGGACAGCGCATTTGTCGTCTCTGCCCACGCGCCTCGGTACAATCCGAGCAACACCTTGTCGGTGGCGCCGAGGCGCGCTTCCCATTCGCCGTAGGCTTGCTCTTGAAGGGCGCGCAGGCTTTTCATGCGTTTGTAACCTCGCCAGGGACGTGCAGGCCTACAAACCCATGCCAACCTGGCGGATTGCGGTGCGAGTCCACAAAAATCGAAGGGGAGAGTTTCAGGTCAACGTACCCTGTTCCCGAAACAGACCACTTTGTCGGACCGCCATCGCCGGAACTTATGAGCCCAAGCGGATCATGCCCTGCAAATGCGACATAGACTGTGCCGCCAAAGCGGCGCCCATCTTGCCCAGGGTGCGTAGCCGCCCACATTGGATCGGTGAAGCGGATGCCGTCTGCCTCAGCCAAAGTGTTGACGGGAATGATGAGCCAATGGGGTCGTTTACCTTCCCATCCATCCGCAGCAATCTCCTCTTCCGTAGCCTCTCGGAGCTTGATGAACTGCGGGAATAAATCAATTAATTTCATTCGCTCACCGCCTGCTTATCTTTCTCCATCGCAGCAGCACGCGCGGCCATCGCCGCCTGCTCCTCGGGTGTGGGCGGCACGGTGATGTCGGGCACCGCTGCAGAGCGGTTTTTGGCCATCTCTTCAGCGACCGCCTTGGGATCGGTGATGAAGGACGCGGGGAAGAGCTTCAGCGCGATCTCGTCGGGCAGCACCCCGACCACCTTGGAGAACTGATCGACCGCAGAGGCCATATCGAACGGCAGGTTGCGACGGAACTGAATATCCACGTCAGCCCTGTCCATCTCCTGGGCACTCATCGAGCTGCTGACGTTCTGGATGAGCCTGATGCGGGACTGGAGGCCGCGGGAGAAGTACGCCTCGATCGATGCGCACAGATACTCGAATTGCAGCAGTTTGTAGGCCAACGCGATTCCCGAGATTTGACCCGTGGTCGCGATGTCGTTGGGGTTGATGATCTGCATCATGTCGTAGATCAGCCGCTCGAAGGTGTCGGCGACGTTCTTGATGAAGTCGACGGGAATCGTCTTGGACAGGAAGGCGACGGACTTCGTCACGTCGTCGCCGAGGTCTTCGAAGGTACGCGTGATGCGAATCTTGTCCACTTCATTCATGCCCAGGTCGTCCAGTTCGTTGCTCAGTCGATTCTTCAGCAACAGATATGAGGACGCGAAGCGCTGCGACTCGTTCGCATAATCCTCGCTGACGATGCGGTCGAAGAAGTCCACGAGCGGAATGACGCAATCGAACAAGTTGGACGAGTCGCGCGACATCCTGAAGCGCACGAAGGGCACCTCCTGAAAGCCGTGATCCTCGGCATCCTCCAGCACTTCAGTCATCGCCTCGTACGAGGGCCCGCTGAAGTGTCGGATGCTCGCCTCGTCATAGAAGTACGCCTGATAGGTCTCGTCGCTCGCCTTGTAGTATCGGATCATACCGTCCAGTTTCGGCGGCATGTCGTCGCTCCAAAGCGGTATGCATTGCACAACGGGAATCTCGACGAAGCAGGCCGTGCCAGCGCGGGTGTAGTGGTACTCCCACGCCTCGCCGTGCACGAGGCACGTTTCGAACTCTTCCTGGGTCGTCAGCTGCTCATCGTTGTCGTCGAAGATTGGCTGCAGGATGTCCTCTGCGTAGTTGGCGGGCTCGGCCTTGCCGACCAGCGCAGTCTTCACCTTCGCGACGACTTTCCCGATGGCGCCTTGCGGCTCTACGGGCTCATCGTCATCAGTCGAGTAGACGATGTTGCCGGGCTTCACCATGTACCCCGAGACGAAGCGCACGCCCTTGCGCGCGATGGGCACAGGGATGCGGTTGTCAGGCTCCTCGTGCGGACGCCGCCCGAGGATGGCCAGGTGCTCACCGCCCGCGTACTCGCATTGCTCTGCGAGCTTAGTCTGTCGCGCGGAGTCTTTGCTGATGAGGGTGGTGATCGCCTTGACGTCGATGGTCACGCTGGCACCTCGCCGCCGCGCACCCTGCGCAGGTATTCGGATTCCAGCTTATTGGACATGAGCAGGAACATCCTCGCCGCCTGAGCTTTGGCCGCCTTGGGGTCACTCGGCACCGTGGCGCGCTCGACTCGCGCCTGCACGATGGCGTTCTTGTCGCACAGAAGCGGGCTTGCCTTCTCGATCATCACCTCGATGAGCTCGGGGGAGGAGCGCACGTAAAATCCCGTGATCTCGCCGCGCGAGAAGGCGTTGGCCGCGGAGGCCGCGAACGCGCATACCATGGCGCTCTCTTTCATAACCCCAGCCTCTGCGCCGACGGACCAGCGCGCATCGTGCGGATGAACGGATGGTAAAAGCACAACAGCAACGCGTCAGCCTTGTCGGGCGATCGGCCGTAGCGCTTCTTGAAATCATCCTTGCTTTCGATCTTCTTGCGATCGTCGTTGGTGTACTTGAATTGTCGTCCTGACAATTCCTGCATCAGCTCCTGATCGTCGGGTATGCTCGCCTTGTCGATCGGCATCTCGAACCACTGCTCGTCTGCCGCGGTGGTGTAGAGCGTTTCGTTGGTTGGCTTGCCGCCATTGTTGACGGGCTGGACATTTTTGCTTCCGAGGTCGCGCAGCTTGTCCGTCACGCCACCACCAACACCAGTGTCGTCCACCTTGATGGCGGTCTTCGGGTTGCGGTCCACCATATCCCACGCGAGCCGCGCCAGGTACTGGGTGTCCGCGCCTTTGCGCTCTTCGTGCCCGACGACGACCAAGCCCTGACGCTTATAAATCTCTGATCGGTCATCGCCGAATCGAGCGACATCAATGCCCAGCTCGATCACGCCATCCTTCAGTGGCTCCTGCTTCCTGTCCATCGCCGCTCGAATGCGGGTGCGCGTCAGGATCGCTCTGGTGCCTTGAGCGCGCGGCGCACCGTGCCAAATGTGCTCAGCCAGCTCGGGGTCTCGCTCGAAGTCGGCTTCCATTTCCTTTTGCAGCTCGGCAGTCCACCAGGGATTGTCCACTGGGCCCGGCTCTAGGTGGATGATCAGCGCGTCGTCTCGATTCGCGCAGCGCGCGAGGATCGGGTCCACCTCGTCCTCGGGGTTCATCGCGAACCACAGTTCGCTGCCCGGCTTGCGCATGGTGGGGAACAGGATGCCCAAGGAGCGGTCGGTAGCGTCCTGCGCTTCCTCCAAAAGGAAGATATCGAAGTCTTCCAGAGACTTGATGTTGGTCGCAGTGATGTCTGAAAGGCCGCGAAAGATCACGTGGCTGCCCGTCACTCGATTGTCGATGGAGACCTTGTTGACGTCCCAACGAGCAGAATAGCGCAAGCGGTCAATGGTGTTGCCGAACAGCTTCCACACGCTCTCTTCGAGCGTCATTTGCACTTCGCGCAAACACACGACATTCACCCGCTCATAATTAGCCTTCTGCACAGCGAGGGAAGTCAGCCCATACGACTTCGCGCCCGCGCCGCGCCCACCTACGGCACCCTTGATGCGCATCGGGTTGCGAAACGCTTCCAGCTTGGGCGACACCCGCTCCAACTCGCGCTGTTCCCACAACGCGATCAGCTCAATCTGTTCGGCTTCTGTCAAGCGTGAGCGCTTGGTCGCTGTCATGCCTTGGCCTTCAACAGAATCTCGGCGATGCGTGCCTCGCGCTTGGTGGATGTCATGCTTTGGCCTTCGCCAGTATCTCGGCGATGCGTGCCTCGCGCTCGGTGGGCGACAACAACACACCATCCAAGTCTGTCAGCGCCATCTTGTTTCCTTCGATGGCCTCGCGAATCTCTTTCATTAGCGACACAGCGGGAGGGCCGCCAGCTAGCAAAACATTCTTCACCACATAGTTCACCAGCGATTCACCGGTGAACGAAGTGGCCTTTGACTTGGGGTCCCAAGGGGTCAGCTTGACATCGAACTTCTCAGCGAGGAACTCACCATAGATGGTGGACATCAACTTCTTCTTCTGTCTGGCCGCGCCAGAGGCCTTGCCGCCTGCACTGCCTAGCTTCCGCGCTTCATCCGCGGTCGGGCG